TCTACAGTTCGTTAGATAGTTTCTAGAACTATTCAATGGCTGAGGGTTTGTCTTGATCCACTCTACAAATCTCAACTGCTTGAACTTGTTTTGCTCCAGTATGTTCTTCAAGTCAGTGATCTTCCACAGATCAAAGAACACAATAGCAGTGCCGCCCTTACGCAATACTCTGTAGAACTGATGGACAAACTCGTTCAGAGACTCTAACGTAAATTTAGAGTCCCACTCCCCATAGTCTGTCTTTACTGCATATTTTTTGCCGTATATACTACCGTACTTTAGATAGTTTCTCTTGTGCTTCTCTAATTCGTCTCGCCATAACTCTTTGTTGTCCTTGAATTTACTGTTCTCGAAAAACTGTTGCCACTGTTCTGCGGTCTTGTAACTGTTCCATTGCTCAGTAGTCTTTACGTCTTGAGATCCCGCCTTATCCTGTTCGTTAACATGATCAACCCATTTATCCATACCAGTCTCTCTTGACGTGATATAGGGAGGATCTGTCAGCACAAGATCAACAGAATTGTTATCTAGTCCTTTGAGAAATTCTACCCCTTCCTTTAGTTCAATTGACTGTTCGATTTTCATTTAAAATGATCCTATAATTCTTTTTTGTAATTCGCGCTTCATGCTTTTATAATCAATATCCCCAATCAGTGTTGGCGTTACTGACCTATGCACAAACTCCAGTTCAACAAGGGGAATCTTGGCGATTATCGCATCAGAAGATCTAACAAGATACTTAGACAGTGACTCTCTGGTGATGATTGCTAGACTATTTTCTTGCCCAATCATATAGTAATCAGATTTGAGTGAGTCTATTAGCGGTTCGTTATCTTGGTTGTTCCCGATTTTATTTACAACTCTGACATTGACATTCTTTCTAAGGTTTCCCTTCTTTGTTATCAACCCGTGAGAAATAAATTTGAATTCCACATGATGATTGTGCTTGGTATCAAGATGATCGCGTCCAGTTTCATCAATCCACTTGAGGCGTCCTTCACTAAAGGCTTCAACACCCCCCTCTGCGAAGTCTGCTTTGTCGAACCTAAGTTTTCTCTCATTCAGAGATGGACCAATGGATGTCATCAGATTAGTATAACGTCGTCCATCGATCACTGTCGACAACTCTTTTGCGTATTGTTTCAAGGTGAGCATATCAGTTCCTTTTGTAACTGGTTATTAGCAACTCTTTGCGATCTTTTTGTGCTTCTGTGTATACCTTACTAGATTGCATTGTATATGTCAAGTCCCAATCATTAAAATAATAATCTGAAAATCGTTTTCTTAAAACTTCGTTAGAATTATATGTAATCATCCATTCATGCTTACACTTTACAACGTCGTCATAAAATCTCATGTGGTCAAAACCTGAGTGCATGTTGCCGTTCTTACCATAGAGGTCATCTTTAATGTCATATGGTGGATCGAGGAATACAAAGCAATCTTGCCCCTTTGCGTTCAACACGCGATCATAGTCAAAATTAGTGATTTTCCAATCCTGTATTATCTTAGAATATGCTGGCAGCTTGTTGATGCCAGTCATACTAAAGTTCGATTCTGATGCTTGCTCTGAAAAAGAACTGCTCTCACCAAGTCCAGAGAAACTACACTTATTTAGTATGAAAAAATATACCGCCTTAGTAAAATCATCGACACTTGCGATGTCTGCCCTTGCTTTATTGAACAGTGCTCTGTGTTTATCGATATTATTGATGATGGACTTGTCCCATTGAGACTTATCAATCTTATCCTTTCTCAGAGGTTTGGTAACATACTCAATGGGTTTCTTGATGCGTGCCAACTCTTGATGCAGTGCTGGTCCTTTATCCCTTAGTTGCACCCAGAAGTTATACAAACTGTAGTACGCATCGTTAACCCAGACCTTTGTACCTGGTCGTGTTTGTGTGACGTGTAGTGCCATTGAACCACCTCCGAGGAATGGTTCTCTAAATTCCTTAAACTGCTTAGGCAGATCAGGATCCAGTTTCTTGATGGCCCTGGACTTGCCGCCAGGGTAACGTAATGGTGTTTTCAATGCCATTTGTTTGTGCTCCTATTTTTATAATTACCAGTTAACGCCAGTTGTAATTGCAGTTGCCCAATAGTTGTTGACATCAGGTATGAAACTGAAGTGTACTGGTACGCTGAACATGCCAGCATCCAGAGTGTATCCAACTGCGCCGATCAGGTGAACAAACTTATCCTCTCCTGATGGATCGTGGAACGATAGGTTTGGACCTACGGCGATCTGAAATGACTTATCAATCTCAAATCCAATCAGTGCTCGAACTGATGGAGAGATAACACTCTGATCTAATCCTGAAAGACTTACGTTCTGAATGAACAACACGTCCAACCAATCTCCACCTGGCATGCATTGCTGTAACTCGTACCCCATAGTGGTCATGTGTGGGCTCTTGAGTTTTGACTCCTCACCATTAGAGTCTGGTTTGTGTGAGTCGTTAGCATACGCATAACCGAATCGGACACCTGACCGCTTGGTCCACTTGCCTTGTCCCTTGGCGTCTGTTGGGTGTGCCGATGCCTGGGGACATCCTGCTAGTGGTGCAACGATTAACATCGCGAGTGCACAGATTAAAATTTTCTTCAACATAGTTTCTCCTTTTTTTGTTGATTAAATAAAAGCGCCCTGGGTAGGATTCGAACCTACGACCTGCGGATTAGAAGTCCGATGCTCTATCCAGCTGAGCTACCAGGGCATATATATTAGTGACTTCTTCTACGCCACCAATCAAATACTACACTGCCGAGGAAAATCCCAGCAGAGAGAGCGACAATATCAATTATAAATCCGAACATGTTTTATCCCTTCATTGTTGTGTAACTATTGTATCAACACTTAAATTGAAAGTCAAGCGTTTTTTGCTCTTGAAATGATTTTTAAAAATTTAGCACGAATCCACTCACACTCACCTGTAGACATTCTTATTTGGCATCTATACTCATCCCTGTGCCAAAAGTAATCGTCCGTAACGCTCGGCAAGTCGTGTATTCGCTTCTTCTGAGTTACTAAACCAATCTCTCCGCAATCCTTTGTAGGTTCCGTAACTCTAACGATGTCTCCAATGTCAAACTCTTGTCTGTGCATAAACCTAACTACTTAAAACCAATCGTCGTCGTCCCAGTTGAACGGGTTGTCATATTCATCCGTATCACTAGGATCCTTCTTGTTGCCACTAGATACCTTAGTTGATGGTACGTAAGGTGGTACAATTGGCGGTTTCTTGGTTGTTTTTGCTGAAGATCTTTTAGTGTATTGCTTTTGCTTCAGCACCTTCTTTTTCTTTTCAAACTTTCTTCTCAATATCTCAACCTTATCGTGCCTTTCGATAATACCCTGGGACATTGCTGGCAAATAAGACGGGTCTCCCCCGTCAAACACTCTTACTTTTTCTCCCGACTTGAGAGTGAGTACAGGGTCTCCACCGATGATAGAAGGATGTGCAATAAGTTCCGATGCTGTCAGGTTCTTATAGAGAGTCTTCACTCGCCCCTCAATTACACTCGTTACGGGTACCCTAAAAGTACCCTTACTATCAGCCTCCACGACTGTTCTCTCCCCATCATAGAGGAAAGAGACATGTTTTATAATCCTGGTTGACTTCAAGTCACTCACCTCCAACGCCTCTTCTCGTAGCAGATATGGTACTCATCGCAGATCTGAACTTCTCTGGTTTCTTCCCAGCAATAATTCCTGTTACAGACCTCAACCCTCTCCTGTCCATAATAACAGTCGTATTCCGTGTGAGAATATTCTGGGTGATATGGGTCGCAATCATCGTCTAGCAAAATTAGACATCCTTGCAACATACAAAACAAAACCAATAATACTACTCTCATGTTCTACCCCAAATCAAAGTTCTCAACGACTTCACTCCAACTTCGGCCGCAATCAACGTACCATAGACAGCTGCACCAAGAATTAAAGGTGCTGCGAGAATGGCAACATCAAGACAGAGTGTTATGTCATCCCGTTTCAAAAGTAATCCTCAATTCTTTAATACGAGCACAAAGTTTGGCGTACTTCTCTGGGACGTGGCCCTCTTTCTTCCTCTCCAAGATCGACACCAGTGGTTCTGCCCACTCATCGACGGATGGCACATAGACCAAGTACTTGTCGCCAAACACTTCCTTGTAAAACATCCCCTCAAGTCCATTACAATTAGTGCCAAAGAGATCATAATCTCCAATAAAAATTAACGCTTCGCCCTGTTTAACTTCACTCATCTACCTAGTCCCTGTAATCATAATTAATGATAGCAAAACAAAAAAATAATAGCAACACAAAAAAGAACTTAAAAATAAAACCATCCGTAAGCAGCATGTTGCCAAGAGCGCTTAACGCTTTGTGAGTTGCCAAATCCATACTTCCTCCACAATGCCCGTGGTCCAAGCTACGCGATACCTCTTCGCACTAACTGGTTTGATAACAATACCCACGCAAGCAGAAATATCCTCCCCCAAGAACTTTGAATATTCTCTGGCATCCAACCCAATTAGCATGCCTGGGTATATCTCGTTTGGTTTTAATCTCTTAGACATTTTTTATTTTGTGATATGTATCGACTGATGTGATGACAGATGTCAAGACTGTCACCTTCGAATCCTCGATCAAGTTCTTTATAAGACTCTAGTGCCTCTCTGGTTAATATAAACAATCTCGCAAATAAATCTGCTCTTGGCCCAAGATCTGATAATTGTTTCGTGTCCAAGTCATCCACTGAATACCCACTGTCTTCGTCAGACTTCCAATGGTAACCACTCCCCACTCTCCATTCTTTTGACATCTTTCTTTCTAATTAAACTCCACGACTTAAATTTGGTAATCCTACCCTCGTTTAACCCGTTTAACAATAAAACATTGTAATAATCATTGGGAAGAAACCCAACTACTTTTCCAAAAACATTAATTGGTTTACCTAGAGGAAAGTCCCTTAAGTAAACCTCATCGCCTCTGTTAAACTCCCTGTCCATACTAAGTAATTAGTACAGACAGGGGTTCAAAAGGTGATCTAATTTACCTCTACTAATTCGATATCAAAGTTGAGATTCTTGCCTGCCATAGGATGATTAAAATCAATCACAACAAACTCCTCCTCAACCTGATTAATCACTCCACGAACTGGCTGATTCTGTACGTTTCCTTCAATAACCACTCCCGCTTCAAACTCAAAGTTCTCTGGAAATGATTGTTTTGGCACAGATTGGATGCCTTCAGGATTATGTTCACCATAAGCCTGTTCAGGTTCAAGTGTAACAGTCTTCGTTTCGCCAACCTTCATCCCATTAACAGCTGCGTCAAATCCAGGGATCATCTGCCCTGCACCCACAGTAAACTCAATGGCCTCGCCACGGTCATACGAACTATCAAAAACAGTTCCGTCCTCGAAGGTTCCCTTGTAGTGAACATGCACTGCACGACCTTCCTTTGCTATTGTCTTCTTACCCATTTTATGTACTCCTTTTAATTGTTTTGGTTAAGATCTTTTTTTCTCTTCATTTTTTTCTTGAGGTATTTTCCAACCTCTGATTCTAGTTCAACCTCCTCCAATCCCTCCTCTTCTGGAGGTTCCCATATGTCCCACTCTACATTATCCATATTATCCTTTCCGTAGATGTAAGTCAAGTGATTTTCGAAATCTTTTGCCTTACAGTCAAAAGTCGAAGTCCTATCTTCGATATGATTATTCTTGAGAATATATACTGTCGCTTCAATCATCCAACAATCCTTATAACTGGTCTTAATTCGGAAGAGAACCCCTTCTCTTCATAGTATTCTAAATCCATCTCATTCAACTTCTTAAAGACCGCGCTCAACTTATCAGAAGAATTGGGTCCAAAAACTACACTCGACGGGAATGAAACAAAGTTTAAAAACTCATCCAGTTCCCTCTCAATGTTGGTTGTGGATATACCTCGCATGTCCAGGGTTCTGTATCTTTTCTGTGTTCTTCTATATTTCTTGTTCTCAGCATATTTGATTCTCATATTACCACAGTCAATCATTTGCCAAAACTGCGCCTTCTTGATTCTATTTACTCTGTCCCTAAACAAGTAAAACCAATACGCCCTAGTCTCTTTGATCAACAGCCCTGTACCAATATCTGTCATGATCATGTCGCCTGGTTTTACATTGTACCTCTCTTCTATCAATCTCTCGTTCTCCAGAACAGATAAACCTGAAGGACAAACAAGGCCACTATCGCGAGAATATACCATTGCCTGTTCTCCATCGTTATGACACCATACCAATCGTTTACTTCCATAACATTCATTCTCTCACCAAACTTAAATCCCCAGACCACACCCAAAGTCTCTGCTCACCGAAGAGCACTAGAAGTTTGCCCACCTCATTTGGCTCCTTGAGTATTATACCATGCTTCACCTTGGGGGATAACAAGGGATCATGGTGCCAGTGAGTATATTTTACCAAATCTCCGACTCTCAATTATTTGTCAACACCAAACCTTGTCTTGTACCACAACCTCTCATGAGTATAGTATAGGACCGTCTTGGTCAAAATCTCTATGCCACTAAACATTGCTGCATAGTCAATGCTACCAGTCATTATCCACGATAATATGAACGTGTCCAGTGTTCCTACAATTCTCCACGTTAGCGCCTTAGCGACGTGTCTCTTCTTTTGTACCACTATTACCTCTCCTTTGTTTGTTATTGTTTATATACTATACCAGATATGTTTTATGAAGTCAATCTTTTTTTTATGTTATGGTAGGGGGCGTCCAATATAATTATTCCAGGCATATCTCTTTCTCTTTTCGAGATAATCTTCCTCGTCTTCGCAGTCATATGATTCTCTTTCGAATGGAATGTCATAATACGCCTTCCTGCCGTTGCCGTGTCTCAAGTATCCCTTCATCCAGTACCATCCGTAAAGAATTAGAAATCCGACAAAAAAGCACTCGATTTGCTGCTGAAAATGGATACACTCGTGGCGCCTGGTTGTTTCGCCTACTTCTCCGCGACACCAGACAAAAATACCAAGATTAATCGCTCCGATCTCAATTGGAGCAATCTTGCTCAACCAAACTGGGACTCTACTATTCTCTATGAAAATAGGCGTTAATGATTTCAGCATCAGTCTTACCTCCGTCGTAAACCCACAACCATTTTTTGTAGAGCCAACCTTGACCGTTTTCAGACCTCCTTAGATTAGTAAAATATGATTCATACTTAACTCCTGGGACCATCCGTACAAGGGCCTTATCGCTATAACCGTCTCCTCTTTGCTCTATCCTAAGAAGTAAACCGATCCACTCGTGTCTTGGAAAAATATAGTGATGAACAAGGTCCCCCACTTTCGGTTCTTTTCTACTGGTTCGTACCACATAAGTAACTAGTATTTACAAGAACATTCTGTCTGCTGATATTCAATTTGCCTATCGTAATCCCTATACCAAAACACTACCGCAGTCAATATTAGAGACCAAAGTATTAAGGAAGTTTGTTCAAGAACTTTAGGCGATAGTTTGATAGTTAGTCACCTCCACGACTTTCGAAAGGTCATACTTATACTTAGCAGCAACGTTTGGTCTGCTCCTACTTTCCGCTTCTTGGATTAGGAACTTGAGCCTCTTAAACAACAACTCACAGTTTATATAAAACTGAAAGGCTTTGACCAACACACTAACACCCGTGAAACTCATGGAGGTAGTATTTTCACTGAAACAAGTTCTGTCCTTCATATCGTTTCTGAACTCAATCTTCATCATTGTCTTAGACTTTAATGAGAGTTCCCTTCCAGCTGAATGATCTACTTGAAAATATAAATCACTCAACCCTATTGTGTCCAAAGACTTATAAGTTTCACCAAAGTGATTGACCAATGCATTAAATCCAGCGTCGACGAGACCAACTCCGTTACCAGAAAATTCTCTCTCTTCCGAATTGTACTGCATCTTCAATGTAATGTCTGTTTGGTTCCTTTCTTCATATAAATTAAGTGATAGTAGTTTTAACTCTACCCTCTCTTTAAGATATTCCACGAAATACTTCAAGATAAGATCTCTGTTCATACTGTTGTCTTTTCAAATCCCTGTGAAACTTTAAAAATTTTGCGAACGCCTTTTGTTTGTTTGATCATTCTGAGGATCTTTAATTTTGCATCCTCTGGTGATCTGATCATTCCTGGTAGACTAGGTATGAACTTTACCTTCAACCCTGCTATGTAATCTGTTTCTGATATTTTCTGATTCTTTACCATGATGGTTACAACGGTGATACTAGGGATTGCTCGAATATCGGCAACGATGTCCTCCAACCCTCTATATCCTCTCTCACCGCCAGATTCGGACTTGTATCCTAACATCATATAGAACTGGTAAACGCCCGTCTGTCGGGAGCGATCCTGCCTTTCTTGGATGAGCGAGTCAAAATAATCTTGAACTTCTTTCATAAATAATACCTTACATTAAATAGTCAAAGGTGGAAGTAAAAGAGGGGCAAAAGCCCCTCTTATGTATTTAGTCAATCTTGATTGACAGTGGTTGTACCTCTGGGCGCTGCGGAACTCTAACTGAAAGCAAACCGTTCTCAAACTGCGCTTGTGCTGCAGCAAGATCAAGGTTGTCGTCATAGTTAACGTACGTTTTCGTGAAGTTCCTACGGGCAATGCGTTGGCGCTTCTCGTTGTTCTCGTCTACCTGACCAGTTATAGTGATTGACCGCTTATCAGTCTGAATGTCAATAGTGAGTTCTTTCTTCTTGAACCCTGCTAGGGCAAACTCCAGAATTGTAGAACCATCGTCGTCTCGATAAATGTCGGCAACGGGATAGCCCTTTGTTGTGTGCTTAATCGCACCATCCATAAAGTGTTGATCACTAAACAGATTATCTAAAACTTCACTTAAGTACTTGTGACCCAGAAGTCCTGGTCTATGTATTGCTATGTTGTTCATGTTATTTCCTCCTTATTAAGCAAGTTACATTTTATGATCAAGTCCCGAAGCAACTCAATCATACCTATATTATAAGCACTGCCCAATAGAATGTCAATAGTAAAGTTGAATAAAAATTATTAAAACCGCTAGTCCGAAACAGACCATAGTCTTGGGCGTGAGCATCGACTCTCCCAATAGAAACCAAGTCAGTATAGGAAATATGATCAGTCCTGCCGAAGACCCTATAAATCTTGCTGTCCATGCTGAACCAGTCTCATCGACAATAAACTTCCAAGAATACCAAAAAGCAAGTGAACACGGCACACCCAACACAAATGCTGCAGTGATTGGTTTGTCTTTCCACCAGTCAGAGATATATTGAGAATTTAATTGAAACCACCCTACGATCTGGCCAACGAAAACCAGTACGATACCTAACGACATCTTCATCAGTGTACTTCCAGACTCAGCGATGCATCTTTTAAAAGTTTCTTAGACTCAGATAATGCCAACAAACATTTCCAAATGTTTGCTATCTCTTCTTCTAGAAGTTCAAGTTCTCCATTTTCGTTCAACTCAACAACCTCTATCAGTTCATCCAGGAAATTTCTAAATATAAAAGCGTTGACGCAGATCTTGTTTAACTCCTGATAAACAGTCTCTGAGACGTTCATGTCCTCACAATGTGCTGCTCTCAAAAGTTCCTTACTGAAGCTCAAACACTCAACAGTCCATTTGCGCCATTCTTCCAGAGAATCAGGTTTGAACTTCAGTTTGATATCACTATCTCCCGCTGACAAAACCCTTACCCCAAAAATGTTTGCTGTTTCTTTCTTCTGTTATAAGCAATACACTGATAAACATATCTTCTTGCTTTCTAATCACCTTAGCACTGTGAAGTTCTAGACTTCCATACTTTGGTTTCCTAATTCTTCTCTGAAACTTTCTTCTTGGGGGAGGGGCATTTAGAAATTCTATACACCCGTCTATTAAATCTTCATCGGTAACCGAAGGCGGGATGGAGTCCTCGACCCTAATCCTCGCAGCAATTACCCACTTCTTCGATGCGAACCCTGGTACATTCCAAAACATACTTCCATGGTATCTACCGAATTTAGTCTTGCCTTTTGCAAACTTCCTAATACCTTCATGTTCATAAATCGGTTCTAAATCACAACTAATCACTTAATTCGCCTTTCAGGTCATCACAACCACCAACTAATTTAACTATACCAGTTTCTCCGTCGATGCGCAAGACAATTGGTACCGTGCGGTGGTCATAAAACTTCTTCGCTTCTTCTAGGAACTCTCGATCGTCCTCTAGGTCAAAAAAATCATATTCTATACCAGCAAAATCCAGGAGATGCACAGCCTCTATACAGTACGGACAAGAGGATCGCCCATAAACTAAATAACTTGTCCCCCTAGCCATTGAGAAGTCTCCTGGTGTCCTTCATAGACTTCAATACCTGTGCGTATTCTCCCAGGACTGTAATTCTTGCTACAGATGATCCCATAGAATATACAACTTCTGTAAACTTAAGGTCGTCTGCGGTGTTACCATTAACTTCCTGGATGTTCTGATGAGAAGGACTCACCGAGATAATAGAGTTTGTATTAATCGACATTGGTGTTGTGCTGAACACGTCCCTAACCAATCCATTATTAAATGCAGAATCTCTCGACAGTACATCAAGCGTTATCATCATCGCTAGGTGCCTCCCTTTTTGGTTCCACAAACATGGCTTTCATGAACCCACTCAAGATAGACTCACAATCAGCGTACGATTCGGAAAGGTCCGCAGATAACTGCCTCATTCTACCCAGGTCGTTCAGGGACTTAACTCCCAGATCACCTGCGTGGATTTCCTGCGTTATCTCTTTGATTTGTGATATCAAATCTTCGTTCTTTTTCACAATTTCTTTAATCTTATTTGGTATTTCTTCCAAATCGATCGTATAAGATACTTTTACCTTCATTATTTCTCCGTGTTATTACAAAACTTTAATAAGCAATGCACTTGCAAGACCCACGACGGCCGTAAACAAAGTCCAGATAACCTTGGAAGATGTATCTCTCCAGGACTCAAGCGCCCTGATGCGTGCGTAGAGTCCCTCATCTGGGTTGTATACGGCTTCTTTGATCTTGCCGACATTCTCCATCATCTCATCCTGTCGATCCTTAACTGTCTCAATTGCTAAACATAACTTATCTAGTTTTCTAGTCAACTCTAACACCAAGTTCCTATCAAGATCTTCTGACATTTATTAACCCTCCTGGACTTCATCCACACAATAACTAGTTGCGACAAGGGCAATCAATCTTCTATAATTGCAAAATTTGTTGTTAACAATGTCCCAGCTGCCGAGACAGCATTAATCAAAGCATTCTTTGTAACTTTTGCTGGATCAATGATTCCTGCCTCATACATATCTACCACATCTCCCGTTAGAAAGTTAAACCCAATGTTCTCTTTTTCCTTCTTTATGAGATTACTAATCTGATCGTAGTCATACCCTGCATTGTCGGCCATCGTTGCTATCGGAGATTGCAAAACGTTCAAGAATATGTCTGCTGCAAATGATTGCTCTTTTGTGAGATCCAGGACCTTAACGTCCTTCTCAATCGTGTTTGACAACCTATATAGTGTCAACCCTCCACCTGGCACAACACCGTCTTGTTGGGCAGATCTGACCGCTTCTAGGGCATCTTCTATGCGATGCTTCTTCTCGGTCATCTCAATCTCCGTTGCGGCGCCGACCCTAATAACAGCGACACCACTGGACAACCTCGTGATCCTGTCTTGGATGGACTCAGCGTCATGAAGAGATTCTGCTTCTTTAACCTGAACCTTGAGGTCCTCAACCCTAGACAGAAGGTCAACATAATCACCACCGCCACCAACGATAATCGTTCCATACTTGGAGATCTCTACAGTTTGGCATGTCCCCAAATCATTGATAGTAACCCCCTTGAGGTCATCGCCTAGCATAGTTCTAAAGTACTTGGCGCCTGTGGCGACGGCAAGGTCCTCCATTACTGCTCGACGTTCTTCACCGTACTTGGGAGATTTTACAGCAGCAACCTTCATTGATCCCCTGACAGAGTTCATAATTAGTGCTGATAGGGCCTGACCTTCAAGGTCATCACACACAAATACTATCGGTTTTTGTTCTCTTGCGGCAATTTCCAATACTGGTAAAATAGATTGAATTTGGTCAACCTGTGCGTCACACAAGAAAAGTAAAGCATTCTCATATCTACAAACATTTCTTCTTTCATCCGTTACAAAATAGTTAGATAAGTAGCCTGATTGAAACCTAAAACCCTCAACTAAATCAAGAGTTGTTTCAGTGGATCTCCCGTCCTCAATTGTGACCGATCCACCCTTACCAACCTTGTCCACTGCAGTGGCAATAAGATCACCGATTACCTGGTCATTATTAGCAGAAATCTTAGCAACAAAAGCTACATCATCTGTGCTAGAAATTGGTCTAGACGCTTCAGTAATCTTGTTGCAAACAAGTTCACAAACCTTGTCCAACCCTCGCTTCACCTCAACTGGACTTAACCCTTTTTCAATTAATTCCAGGGACTTAGAGAAAATCGCTCTCGCTAAGATGGTTGATGTAGTTGTGCCGTCTCCTGCGTCCGAGTTTGTCTTTTCAGATGCCTGCTTGACAATCTCAACTGCTGCATTCTGGAACGGATCTTCGAGATTGACAAACCTCGCAACAGTAACTCCATCCTTTGTAATGATTGGTCTTCCATCTTTCTTCCTTAAAATAACATTACGACCCTTCGGTCCATATGTTGATGCTACATTATCGGCAAGTTTATTGACCCCCTCAAGCAACTGCTTGTGAAGTTCCTTACCATCAGAATATTGTTTCATTTCACCTCACTTTGTATGGTTATATTATAATCAAGTATACACTAGATGTCAAGTGGTTTGTTAGATTTTTTCGGCAGCGGCCTTTGTTTTGACAGTCTTCTTTATTGTCTTGGATTTTTGAGCGGACGTCTCTTTCTTTCCTTGGATCGATGCGTCAGTCTTAAACCTCTCCGCAGCAGTAACGAGTTCCTGCAGCGTTGAAAAGAGATTCTTAAATTTTGAATCAAGTGCTTGAAAGAGTTTTTCTGTATAATCAACAGCATTCGATAAGTCCAATGTTCCTATGTCCTTAAATTCATATATTGAATCCTTTAGTTCGTCGGGTTTTAACACAAACGTGCCGCCCTTGACCAACCGATTCTTCTTGTTTCGGGACAATGAAGATTCCATCTTGTTATATGCATCTATATTTATGACAAATCTATAGAACCTAATCTTCTGGTCTTCTGGGAACTTTTCGCCAACAATGTAGGTCAAATATCCATCCGACTGGAGATGTGTACGCAAGTTCTTGTAAGATCCTTGTACATTCGATCCTGGTTTGATAAATTTAAGTGACACGGGCATTCCTGGGAAGTCCACATCGGCCAAGTTAGTCGCAGTGCTCTGGATTACCTTACCACCGAAGATCTCAGCCAGAAGGTGCTCAAACTGATACCCTTTGGCTGATTGATTTGGTGCGGACAACAGATTGTGCAAAGTGCGTAAGACATCAACCTTAGCGATAGATGCTACATGATCGTTGATATCTATCTCTTCAGTTAAGAACTGGTTCATTCGCTGAATAAAACTACTCAACTCTGCAATGCTTCCAGGAACAACGTTTGCGACAGCTGTCTGAAGTCTTTTTAAACTTTCTGGTTTGGTTGCGTCTGATGCATCATTCATCCAGTTGAAGTCCATAACAATTGGTTGATACTCTATTGTTGCTGGTTCTTCCTTGTTCTCCGAAATAGGTTTTCCAACTTTGGCGAACAACTCAACTAAAAGATCTAAATCACTCATAGATAATCATCTGCGATCCCGTATTTGATCGCTTCCTCTGCAGATAAATAGGCATCAACGTTGTTTAAAAGTAACTTTTTAATCTTGTTCCTGGTTAGTTTCGTACATGAACAGAGGTAATCAAAATACATGTTTTGTAACTCTTTGGTTTCCTTCATCTCATTCTCAATATTGGGAAACGAACCGTGATGTCCACTAATGACACTATGAAGCATCACTCTGCAGTTCTTGCCGATCTTTCTTCGCCCCTTTGTACCGCTGGCAAGGATCAATACCCCTGCTGACATTACTTTACCGATACCAATCGTTTCGATGTCACAATCTTGCTTGATTGTACTCATAATATCAATGATAGAAAACATATCAGATACAATACCTCCATGAGTGGAGATGTACAACTTGAAAGGCTTCTTCACCTCAACCATACTACCATCTTCAATCTCCACAACCGATGTCTTGGTGTGATCAAAGTAAAGCATTGCCTGGACAACCTCGGCCGCCATTCGTTCTGAGATGTCCCCATAACAATTGATTGCTCGTATATCGTCCTTATCGTCCTTACCTGCAATGTTATTGACGATGTATATCGGTTGCTTTCCAGAATCAATGATTTCATCGGCAAAATCATTTGCCAATTCTTCAAGGGTCTCTTCTTTCTTCTTTTTCTTCTTTTTGGAAGATTTTCTCGGCACTACGAATTCTCCAAAACTATTGTTTATCAATCCCTCTGGTGCTTCGACCTTCTTAGATAACTTTCTTGGCATTGTAAACTCTCTCCTTGTTTGTTGGCGTTTTTTCGACAATTCTGAACGGGAAAGTTCTTAAGAACGACTTCCACTTATTATCATTCTGAAACTCTCTTTGCAAAATAAGGATCGATTCCTTTCGCTTTGGACTAAATCCCGTAGAACATTCATTCCACTCACCCAACTCCCTTAACAAAGTCTTGACCTTTCGACCATCCTTATATCTTAATTGTATTCTACATACGACGGTCTTGTCGTCGTTCCTAACTTCTCTCCAAGCAACGATATCCATGCTCACTCCTACTGTTTAAAATCTTTAAAATCTGTTTCCTGAAAGTACTTTATATAACTCTTTGGTGCACCTCTCAATATAATCGCTGTGCATACAAGATCCCACTTCCGTACGACCTCTTCTTCATTCGCACAAAGTTTTGAGATCTCTTCTTTTGAAAGTCCCGATTCTTCAAGATGTCCTTTCTTCATCTCGAATGCAATCCTAAGTTGTTCTTTGAAATCTTGTGAAATCAACAGGAACTGTGCCATGATCTTCACAATCATGTCTCGCTGTTCCTTTGCGTGCATAAACCTGGAGAGTGCTCTTGTGAGCACTGCTCCAGTTACGAACCAAAATAATGAATAGGTTATTTCCATGGTCTTATAGTACCAAGTCCTTATGGTGGGGTCAAGTCAAAAATCAGATTACTTGCTTTTTTTAACAAGTGATTCAGAGATTCGCTTTGCAACTCTGCTTGCGATGCGCTCTGCGATCTCTTCGAGTTCTTCCTGATCTACTTCCTGAAGTGGTGCCTCTTCGTCGTCGAGTGGTTCCTCTTCAGCTGCTGGTTCATCAAGAGCAGGCTCTTCTTCATCGCCCAATCCCTCTTCAGCGCCACCTACTGCAGACAAAATCTGGTCGAGAATATCGCGAGCAGTCTGTAAAGAAGCAACATCACCTTCTGGGATATCAACCTCAACATCCTGTCCTTCTTCTGGACCTTCTTCAGCACCTAAATCGTCTTCGAGTCCTGGATCTTCTGGTGCTGGTTCTTCAGCAGCCATATCATCCTCAGCTGCATAGTCTAGTCCACCCTCTTCAACGGTCTCTTCCTCTAGTTCTTCCGTTGCCTCTTCGATCTCTTCTTCAACGGTCTCTTCCTCTAGTTCTTCCGTTGCCTCTTCGATCTCTTCTTCCTCACCAAAGACAAATGCCTTTTCGTGAATTGGTTTAAGTCCTGCTAGTTTCCAGAACCTCTTGGTTGTTGCCTCGTTTAAGAGTGCTTTCTTGTTTTCATTTGACATGTCATTCTCCTTATGAAAATAGTGTTTTTTGTTAACATTAATAAATAGAGTCGAAACTTACAAAAAGGAGATTAAAATTCATCCTTCAAATCCTCCAGTAAATCCTGCGTCTCTTTCTTGTTAGATAGTTTCCTTAGTGCATTAATTTCTATCTGCCTCACCTTTAAATAGTTTATCTGCAGTCGTTCTGCACACTCATGCAGAGTCAAACCCTTGTCGGATCCGTCCTTGCCCTTTTCTTCTATCGAAATCAAACAACAGTTGTTCTCCTGTTCGTAGTCTATCCATTGTCTGCAGTCGGTGTTGGGGCATCCAATCTCCGATAGCTTGCATTTCTTGGCGCATTCTGGTAAACAACTCATTCGGCGTCATCTTCTCCTCTTTCAATCAAATCAAAGACAAAGTCAATATCCTGATCGGTGATTCCCAGATCTCGCAGGGTTTGATTGCCTTGTTCAATGTCTTTGTTTTGTCTCTCAATTTTCTTTTTTCCAATTTTGTTCTTCTCCTGTTTTACTTTTGTAATGTACATCAAAATGTTTGGATCATTGTTGATGTACCCTGTAACCATAGACTTAAAGAAGTCGACCTGACTTATGCCATCCCTCCTTAACTTAAGTCTCAACTCCGCATGCCTCTTGTCTGTGTCTGCGAAAGTTATCTTTTTTTCTTCCTGTCCGTACCTATAATAACCCACGATATAACCCACACGCTCTCCTGACATGCTCCTGGTCAGGGTTTTGACAGATTGTTTCGCTTATCGCAAAGCACATAGCCGTTCCCGTATAGTCCCTCAAAGTACAATTCGCGTTGCACTCCGATAGATGCCATACGGAAGACGGGTTGTAACAAACCTGTATACCGAGAGATCTAGTAACTGGTTCCTCTACTGTGGAATTGTCACCACAACCAAGTACCACTATCAACAACAAATATCTCAATCGAAATACCTCTCCCTAATGTATCGAATAAAGTCTTGCAAACAAAAGAGCGTAGCAACTATTGCCGCGAAGATCAGCGAAGTACCTATTGCGGTAGCTACCAGATCCCAATTATGTTCGATCGTACAAACTTCGTCCACACTAGTTCCTCCTAAGTATATGTGTACTGCTCTCTATCTGAGAAGCATTCGACTGAATAATAAACTCTGCCTTGGCCTGAAGTTGGGTTATGTTCCTTGCTCCAGAGTACGAAAGACCTGATCTTACATTCTGCGTTAAACTTTCAACTATCCCCACAACCGACCCCTTATATGGAATCGTAGTGGAAATACCCTCAAGAGACCTGGCAGATCCGCGCCAATCCTGCTGTGCTTCCACTGATGCCATTCCCCTATAGACCTTATATTTACTACCATCAGTACTCTGAAAGGTCTCTCCAGGACTTTCGTCTGTGCCAGCTAACATTGACCCCAGCATCACAAAGTCTGCTCCTGCAGCAAGAGCCTTGACTATATCGCCTGCAGTCTTTATGCCGCCGTCAGCAATAATCACTGCGCCGTCCTCATAACTACAAGTCAACACCGATTCAAAAGTTGGGACACCATGACCAGTCTGGACCCTGGTTGAGCAGATTGATCCACCACCAATTCCAATCCTTACTGCATCTGCGCCCCACTCCGAGAGGGCAACGTATGCCTTCGGTGTGGCGACGTTACCAGCGATGACATTAACTTCCTCACCATACTTATCTTTAATTGTTTTCAGGGCCCTCTCAACCAAAACGTGATGTCCGTGGGCGACGTCTAAACAGAAAGTCGAAACACCCACATCATTAAGAGACTTGACCCTATCCATGAAATCACCAGAAACACCAATGGCGGCGGCCGCGTTAGAAGGGGTCATCTGAATTTGCTCTTCTTTAGTGCAATATCTGTGTGTTATTGCAAGGGCGCCCAACTCTCCAAAGGTGCTTGCCATTCGCAACCCAGTTACCGTATCCATCGGACTTGATATGATTGGCAAGTAATACGTCCTATTCCCCAGCTGGCGGGTGAGGTCAATTTCCGATCTCGACTCCACGTCGCTAAATTGAGGCACTAATAAAACGTCATCAAAACTATGTGTTTGTCTTTTCATTTAATTCTTTTCCTATCTCATCAAGGAGATTCGTTGCCTTGGACCAGCAATCTGGACAATAAAGGTTTACTCGACCCTCTTTCTCCCTGACCACAACATTCCACGTTCTTACTTGTTCTTTATTTATCCTATCATAGGGAGCGAGACAAGTCAAGCAATGATCTGGTAATTTGTCAAATAATCCAACTTTCACTTGCATATCTTTTTCTGCTTGCTTCTTTCTCGCTCTCTTTAGTTTTCTTGTAGCACTCATACGCCCGTAGACCCGAAACCGCCACCACCTCTTGATGTCTTACTTCCATAGACACTATCCTCCTCGATCTCCCATAGTTCTGGTTTTTCAATTCTCACAAAAACTCCCTGGGCGATTTTTTGACCAGGTTCGATATATTGAATGTCCTTACCTATGTTCTGGAGGTTTACGAAGATCTCTCCATCATACCCTTCGTCCACGACGCAAGCACCCGTGATCAACTGTGTCTTTGTAGCGATGCCCGACTTGTTCATGATCTGAAGCATACACCCTGGTGGTACCTCCACCTTCACGCCAGTCTCCAACAGACAACTCTTACCTGGTTTCAATCGTTGTATTGCATTGTCCATTGGACAGAAGAAGAAGTCCATTCCTGCGTCAGTCTTGTGTGCGCGCACTGGAACCTGTGCCGTTGGTCTTGTCTTGTAAACTCTAACAAATTCTTTCATCTCAAAATCTCCTCAGATGGTCCTACCACCACTCTCTTCAACCCCTCATCCCTTCTGATGCTGAACGCTATGGATCTAGCATAACGAGGTTTACTGGGGTCCATATCATTTATCAAATATCTTGCGCCGCGTTCAATGCCCATGATCAACTTATCCCACGGGACATCATTCAACAACAACTCCTTTACTGTATGGTTTCTGTATTCTTCAGGTCTTGCAGTAGTGAAGATAATCATGCACCCTTCCCTCTTCCAAGTCTTTAATTTTTCCAACGCGCCAGGTGTAAGTTCTGGTTTTGTCGTCTTCAGTTCTTCAAACTTACGATATTTAAAGATGGTGCCATCAATATCACAAAATATAGTTCTCTTCTTTTCTGTCATGCTTCGCAGGTGCCTCCACTCAAGTCCCTCTCCTCTAAGAGTGTATAAGTAAATTTGTTTCCATACTTATCAGATGCGTCCTCGCATGTCTCCATAAACTCTGCAAAGTCCACACTACTTTGGAACACTTGACAACCTGCTGATACACCGCCAGTGTTAACTCGTGCATCCGAACCACGGTGCTTATGAATGTTAATACCGTACCAACCCTCGTCTTCTGGTCCGTGATAGTCTGGAGTTGTATCTCTGTTGTTGTCTCTCCATACGCTCACCTTACCGCCTCTTTGACATAGTGCGGTATGCCCCTTTTGACTATTACCATGCCAGTCGATCTTGTAAGTGCTCCTGTATTGCCCAGGAACCAAAATTGCAGTACCCTTGTGCGCTACTGCCTTTAATGGCCATCTCAAAATAGAAGTACCTGGTTCGGTAGTTACTGGGTATACATCCGCCACCCACTCTCCGTCCACTTTATAGATAACGTTAATTGAGTCATCAAACTTTGATGCGTCACCAGAGTCGTTACGAACTCCAATGATGTTCAAGTTGAGGTCTCCGTTCTCAAAAAATGCATAACCTTTACTGGTTAATGCCTGTTTGTATTGGTCTGCCATCATCTTGGCAGCGAATCCTGTTAATTTAGCCATTGTGTTTCCTCCTATGCTAACATTCTAAAAGTTTTTCTAACTGATCTAGTGCTGAAACCCCACTGTGCATCCCAGTGAAGGCGTGCCATGTAGGGTCTGTTCACATAAACCTTATCCTTGTTTGGGTCGACACCCCAACACTTGATTGTATTCTCCTCAGAGTTGGAATCGATCACCTTAACTACATAAAACAATTTACCATTTTTTGTTTTCTTTTGCAAGACTTCTCTTGGAATAAACCAACAAACCTGGAGTTCCGCATCGAACTCTGAAATGGGTGGTATCATCAACTCGTCTATCTTGCTCTGCAGCTGCTCATTCATGACCGTGCTCATGGGAAAGATCCCAACTAGATCCACTAGATACTGTAACTTCTCCTCATCTGTGAAGTCCCCCTCTGGTTCAAACTTCTCAATGTTGTCTTCTAGGTTTTTCTCTTTGCGTGGGCGCTCAACTGCAACTGCAGACCAGAAGTGTTTCATTCCCGAAAACCTCTCATCCATCAAACAGTTCAGTGCCTGACTCAAACAGAGTGCAGAGACCGCCTTCTTGTTTAATTTTGAATAGATAATATTATCATTGAACAGGAACTCCTCAATCTTATTGAAGGGTCTGTTGTCTATTATCTGCTGAATAGCGGTCATACCCAATCCCTTTATGGAAGAGAGTGGTTGAATCAATGTCTTGCCATCTTCACTGATCTCCCACCTGACACCAGAAGTATTCACATTAAGTGGTTCAATCTTATACCCATAAGATTTTGCAACGTTGATTGCGCGCTCCTTGCGCTTATCAGGTTCCTTGTCCAAGAAGGCAGCTAACCAGCACTCTGGATAATAATTAAGAAGATAAGCACATTGAAAAGAAAGCACGCAATAGGAGACAGCATGAGATTTATTAAAACCGTAACCAGAAAAATACTTGAACTTGTCCCACAACTCCTTCGCTTCATGTTGTTTCATTCCTTTCTCTAGGCAACCTCGCCTAAACTTATCGTAGATCTTATCCATCTCTACCTGTGGGGCGCCTGTACCTTTCTTTGTGAGCAACTTGCGCAACTTATTACCCTCATCGAGTGACAAGTTCTTGCCCAATTTGTGAGCAAGCATAGCAATCTGCTCCTGAAAAATCAGGAACCCATAGGTCTCTTCGGTGACATCTCTTACATATTGATTGAGATACTCTACCTCTTCAGGATTTTCTTTAGCGCCGATGTACATCTTATCCACACCCGCAGACAGCGGTCCAGGGCGATAAATAGAAGTAATGGCGGCAAGGTCCGTAATATTATTCGGGCGACCATTCTTGCAGAAGTCCTGTGCCCCATTCTCTGTAAATTGGAATATTCCTGCCCATTTTCCCTCATGAAAGACATTCTTCCAAACCTCCTCGTCATCCAAATTAATCTTCTCTGGATGTAACTTAGTTTCATAGAAAGTCTTAATGTCCTCAAACGTAGGATCACTAACACCCTCATACCTAACTAGTATATGCCTGATTGCATCTTCAATCATACGCAACGAGGCGAGACCCAAGATATCAAACTTGATAAACCCCATCGTCTCTAGGTGTCGAACGTTTTGACCTTCTGACCATGGTGTTTGTCGAACACCTCCAGAGTTAATGAGTGGCATCCATTCATTTAAATTCTCTCCAATCACCACACCTCCAGCATGACGAGATGCTGATCGAGTCTGACCATACAATGCATTAACATGTGTCTCAACTTCTGGATATTTATTTAAAAACTTTTGTAGCGACTCTGAGTATTGCATAAGTTCTTCAAAGGTTGGACTGTAAACACCCGCAGTGATACCATGTGCCTTCTTCGCAAGAGGAGTTGCCTCGTAAACCATCTTGTTGGTTACCGCATTCACTTCAGCAAATGGAATCTTATAAAACTTCGAGATATCTTTTACAAGTGATCGCAGCTGCAATGTGTTCCAGTTTGTGATAGGAACAACAACATCGTCACCCCATTCATCAATTAGGTGTTCTTTGAGTACCATAGGGTCAGAAACATCATAGTCGATATCAGGATATCCAGACCCACCTTTTGTTAAAAAACGCTCGAATTGTAGTCCGTAACGGATCGGATCTATCTGTGTGATACCCAAGGCATAAGCGACCAGAGAACCCGCAGCAGAACCTCTTCCTGCGCCTGTAAGTTGCATCCTCGTCGCTTCTTCTGCTATCTTCTTCATCGTCAAGAAGTATTTGCTAAAACCCCTGTCTTCAATTACGTTGACCTCATACTTGAGGCGTTCAATATACTCTGTCTTGTCAGCAAATCCCTTCTCCTTTGCTCCTGCGATACACAGTACTGCGAGCGCCTGGCCAGCTGACTTTCCATCGGGAACAACAAAGTCTGGGAGTCTTACTGTGTTATCTGGTAAGAAGGATTCAATCATGTTGTAAGCAATATCGTGTGTCTTGGTGATGGAGTTCAGAACCAAGTTGTCGTTATACTCCACCCCACACTCTTCGGAATACTTCTTATAACTCTCCCACATTTGGTCGCCATTCTTAGGATACAACTCGTACCCTATCTCCTCAACATCGATTGGTAATTCTTCACTCAACCACTCTACCTTACGACCTAGAAATCCCAACCTCTTATATAACTCTCTGTCTTTCCACGCTTCTGGGGAATAGTAATGAGAGTCTGCTGTGGAGATCAGATCAATGCCAAACTCATAATGCATCTGGATGATGAATTGATTTAACTTATGTTGTTCTGGGATATTATTCCACTGCAATTCTCCATACCACCTGTCACCAAAGATAGACTGCATCTTTTGCGTTGTCTTGCGCATAGCATCCAGTACTGCGTCTTCCCCCTCATCTCTGTTTTGCCAGAAGTCCCCAGCATAAATCCCACCAAGACAGGCAGATGCTGCAATGAC